TCCTGAACTATCTTTAATACCTAATAACATAGGACTTACAACTCTATGTGCTACCATAATCTTTTTACCACTTTCATCGCTTAAAAATTGGTATTGGTTATGTGCATCACTTAGTTGTATAGGCTCAATGGTTGCTGCGCTTTCAGGGTTATCATTAAAGGCTAGAATAAACTTACCTGCATTACTACTACCACTAAATTTTTGGTATATTCTATTTTCTAGCATTTGTCTTTCTTCAGCGTTTGGCGTGCCATTGTTGAAGTTGATAAGCATACTAGGTGCTAGTCCGTTAAGTATGTTGTTTAAGTGATAGTTAGATATTTCTTCTTCTAGTTCTGCATATTGCAAACCACCCTGATAATCAGGACTTGAATAGTATTTATATCCTGCTCTATATGGTTTAACGTATACTATCTCTATAGGCTCTTTAGAATAACCAAAAGCAGGTATTCTAGTGCAGTCCTTTACGTTCTTTACCTTTTGCCAATTATCTGAATAGTAATACGCTTCTATTTCGCCTTTATCGTTGCATTTTTCTGCTCTTAAATTCTCTACAGGTATATGTTCTACTCGTGCCACGCTTTTGCGGTCTTTTGAGTATATAACTTGCATTGAGCATTGACCCATTAATTTTAAATCATAGCATAATTTTCTTACACAATCCTTGTGAAATAAAGTCATCATTTTAGCATACGCTTCAGGCTTTCTATTGCTATCTAAAGCATCTAAACCTTTGCCATAAATCATCTCACTAATACCATTGATAATAGCATTGTTTGTAGGACTACCATTGTAGCGGTCTATTAGATAACTAAAATAATCGTTATCAGTACCATAACTTACCCACTCCTTATTGCTTTTTTCTACAATTTCAGGACTTGTATAGGTACTTAAATTAACTACTCTTAAATCGTTCATAATATAATATAATCGTTATCAAAACTATCCTCTTGTACGTACTCATCTTTATTAATAGAGTAGTAATCGTTGTTAGTTTGGTTTATTGTTTGGTCGGTGCAAAATACTTTGTCTTTGTATATTACACTAGTTCCGTTTTTTACTTCTAATATGTAAAAATCGCCCTCTGTTAATGTACCAAAAACCGCATCAAAACTCATATAGTTTTTATCAGTAGTTGCAGTAGGTGTTACACTTACATTAGTGCCTGTGCTTTCACTTGTTAAATTTACAGTAATAGCACCCTCAATATATTGTCTTGGTATTATCTTAAAGGTCTTATTACCACTTGTAGTTATTAGCTTCATATTAATATATAAACAAAACTAATTTATTTTGTATTGTATTGTTTACAAATAGATATAAAAAAAGGGTCATCTAAAAAGACAACCCTTAAATTTAAAACCCTAATTTATTATGCAGTTGGGTCTATTTGTGTTGCAGAAGCATCAGCAGTAATTACTGACCCTGTTACAAAATAAGGTGGTGCAGTTTCTTGTGCAACCGCCGTAATTGTATATCCTGTCAAATCCCCCATAGCTGCACCTGTAACGATAGTACCACCATTTACATCAGCGCCGTGTTCTAGTCCCATTACGAAATAGTTTCCGTTGTAGTCCTCAATAGCAATGTGTGGTCTTGCGTGTGCAATTAGTTTAAGTTCTTCTTGTGTTGCTTTGTCTTGAAATGTCAAAGTTAAATTTAGTGTACTTTCGTAAAAAGTAGTACCATTTTCACGCGAAGAATTTATAGCAGTTTCTAGTGATGAATTACCTTTAACATCAAACTGAAACCAATCAGGTGTACCACTAAAAGCAGTAATTTCACCTGCAGCGATAGTTGCATCGCCTAAAGTACCAAAATCAGCAAAGTAAATAGTTTTAATACCACCTACTGCGCTTTTGCAAGGTACTTTTCTTCCTGTAGTTAATGAACAAGCTATATTTTTTAAAGTGTTTTTAAATAAAAAAGGGTAGGGCAAATTTCCCCACCCCTTTCTACGTTGATTAATTAATTATTATACAGTTCTGTAAACGATATCAGATACCTGTGCGTATTGTACACCTGCAGTAAATCGCATTACAACTCTTACGTTTTGGCTTCCATCAGTTTCAGCCATATCAATAACACGTACTTCGTTCATATCGTTTAAGATACCTGTACCAAAGAACAAGTTAGATTTTTCAGCTGCAATAATCATATCATCAGCAGCACCACGAGCAGGAACAACAGGAATACCATCAAAGAATAAAGACCCTAAAGATTGGTTGTTTCCTTTGTTCTCATAACCATTAGCACCTACACCACCTGATTGAAAACCACCTAATGCACGTGTATAAGCACGAATAACGTTAGAAGCTGCGTAAATTACTAAGTCATCACTACCATAAACAGCAGTAGGAATAGCATCTACAACATCGCCTAATTCGCTAACTACGTTTGCAGCAGTAACCGCAGTACCTACGATATCTTGCCCTGCAGGTAAATCAGTATCAGCAGCTAACAATGTAGCAAACCCATCAAATTGCCCTGAAGTTGCAGTAGACCCACTCCAAATATTTTTCTCTGTTCTATCAGCTACTTTTGCAGCAACGTGTGCTAGTACAAAATCAGAAAAATTAGCAGGTAGGTTGTCAAATGCAGAATATCCCATTTGTGCAGCTTCCCAATCGCTATGCAAATCTTTTTTACAAATATCCAAATTCACTTGAAATTCTTCAGGTTGTAGTATTTTTTCTGTTAGTGTTAAAGTTCCTTGTCCTGTTTGAAAATCACAAGTTGCGTCTTTAACGATGTCATCAGTTGAAGCCTTTTTGATTACAGACTTAAACTTAACATTAGGCATAATTGTAATTAGCCCTTTGTCTAATGTGTCCGCAGACAATAAAGCAGCAGCGATATACTTACCACTAAATTCGCCTGCATAAGTTGAAGTAATTGATACACTCATTTTATTTTAGTTTTTAGTTGTTTATTATTTTAATTATTAAATTTTGCCATTACTCTATCTAAAGTACTTAATCTTCTATTTTGTGAGATATTAAATTTAGATAGGTTTTGTTTTGCTTCAGGGTTTGCCTGTATTGGCTCTGCAGCAGGTTGGTTAAGTTCCTCTTGTACTTCTTCAGGTACTTCACTTAATTCCACTTTTTCGTGTTTGCAAAGTTCTTCAGTAATAAGATTTCCTAGCTCCTCTGCGCTTAAATCCTCTTTAGGCTCTAGCATAGACTTAATTTCTTCTAACATAGATTTAACCTCTGCTAGTTCTTCTTTAGTAGCGTAAACTTCTTCTTTTTCTTCTTCAGCAGCTTCAACTTCTTCAACTTCTTCAGTTGCTTCTTCTTCAGCTTCTTCAGTTTTGATTTCAGAAATTAAACCCTCTTCGGCTACTACTAAAATACGCCCATCTTCTAGTTGGTATTCTCCAACAGGTACGGCTACTTTTTCATCTTCAGTAACAATAAATACTTCATTGCCACTCTCAAACGCTTCTGCTTCTAATACAGTTCCGTTTTCTAACGCTTGTTGTTCTAGCTTAACTTCTTCAGATAAGTTTAGAACTTCTTTGATTTTACTAATCATATCGTTTGTGTTCATATTAATATATAATGGTTAAAAATTAATTTTGCATTTTTACGCTTTTTTCTGAATTATAAACCACTCGCTACCATCACTCCAAATCTTTATACCCTCATAGGTTTTATTTATTTCATAATAATCAGTAGAGCCATCTAAAGTATCACTTCCACTAGGGGTTAGGTAAACTCTAGTGTTTGTGTTAAAACCACCATTAGAAATAAATCTAATTGCTCTATTTGTGTTATCTGATGCACTAGGTAGGTTTAAAGTCATATTACCACTTGCACCACTCCACGTTAATTTAATTAACATAGCTTGGTCAAATACAGAAGAACTTAAATTTACAGTTTGTCCTGCTTCAACAGTTAAATTATAAGGTACTAAAGTATTTTTTATTTTATTTACTGTTGTTTGTTTTGTTTCCCCATTTTGAACTGCTACTAAAATTTCAGTACCAACTAAAGCGGTTGCGTTGTTTAATTGTGTAATTTTTTTATCTGCCATTACAATATAATTTTACTGTTATTTTCTTGTAGTATATAGTCGGTGTTTTCCTGCAATAGATAATCAAATTGTTTTGTTGTCGTACCTATTCCTTGCGCTCTTAAACTACCATCGCAGCATTTAATAGAGTAGGTGTTATCCTCGCATAAACACGCTCTACGCCCACCTTTTGGACTTGTTCTACTAGGTGTAAAAAACTTCTTAAATCTTCTCATTTACCTTGTCCTCTATTTAGTTTCTTATAGTTCTTACTACTCTTTAATTGACTAGTTTTACTTTTAGCGTGTATGCCTTTACGTCTTACTTTTTTGCGTTCTATTTTAACCGCTACCTTACGCATCTAATTCTTTTAGTTTGCTATTTGCCCAACGTAAACCTGCTTTACCACCCCATAATAAATAAGAGATAGTACCACAAGCGGTTGTGTCG